TATCTCTTCCGCTGTATCAGAGTTGCCACCCGCATAACTAAACTCAGTAGTAAAGAACCCCTCAAGAGATAGCTTTATAGTTGATCCCTGATCTATGCCAACTATGTTAATGTTTTGAACTTCGCTAACTGGTGTCGGGCTTGAACCATCATTAAAATCATACTGTGGCACGTTAGTAAACGTAACAGTTGATAGCGTCCACGATACATCGCTATTTCTTACAATCTTACGTGTAGCATGATCTTCGTGAAATATCAGGATAGTGTCAGCTGATTGTATGTAGTCAAACTCCCATGTATTAGCTAGGCTGTAAGGCATTGCTACGGTAGCTTGTGAAACACCTTCTTTAAACACCTCCATACTTCCATTAGTGAACACCAATAGGTAATTCTGAGTTGTAGAGAATGAGAAAGGTTCTAGCCTGCCATTACTAACTGTATCAATATACTCTGTACCTGGGCGCTTCTTGAGGCCGCCTTGAGGAATACAGAGCACATTCGTAGCAGTGGCTAAGCCGTTATAATAGGCCTGTAAATCAATCCTGCCTAATAGCTGGGGATCTACTTCCCCTTTTGTCATATTGCTTTGAAATGACCAAACCATTATCGTACGTCCACAAAAGGAGAGCTAACAATTGCTACTGATGGCCGCCCTTGCGAATCTATGTTTTTGGCTCTAGCTAGCTGCTTATCGTATTTAGCCTCATAATAACCAGCCTTCTGAATATCTTCTGTAACGCTCACAGCGGCTTCACTAGCCAACTTATACTCCATAGCCTTTACAAAGTGAGCTGGTAGCTGTGATTCTGCAACTTTATAAATATACCGCAATAGGTAGCGCGTCTCGTTCGAGTAGATCTTATCACCTACAATCGTATAGTTTGAATGTGGCATAAGATTCCACACTCTAATGTAATCAGTTGGTAGTTGATAAGCATAGCTAAAATTAGTCAGCTCATCAGGAGATTGTGAAAGCTGGCTTAATACCTGTTCCTTAAACGCAAACGTCCAAGGGTGCTCGCTTAATAGCTCTTTGTATGTTTCTGCATACAGGTTAGCCATAGCAGTTGCGCCCGCTCCTGGCTCAGTAAATGAGCTAATAGGCTCGTCACCAATAAGTAATAGAGCGTTTGAAGCTATATCAATGTCTGAAGCCATTTATACCTCTACCGTCAAGTGAGTTCCTGCAATCTGAACAGAGCCAGAGGCACCAGTGATAATACGAACTAACACACCCTCTCCATTATTCCCGCCTACCACCTCAGATAATCCTGATCTTTTCCATGAAAAATCCTGGTTATTCCTTATGCCTGCCTCAGTGCCATAATCATTCTGCATTGTAGCGACCGGCGTTATACCTGGCACAAAGGCGGCGGCGCTATAAATCCAGCCTGTCTCCCTATGGGGTATCAATTGCACATCAAATGCAGCATCGTTTGCATTGGCCTGTCCTACTATCTCAATATCAGTGATAGTAAAATTCCTATTGCCAAAGTCGTCATGCTTTACAAAGCCATAGTTAAAATCCATTGAGAAGTTACCAGAACCAGACGCGAGACTAAGAGTCCATGTCACTGTACCGATCCACTTCTTTTTGGTTTCCATGTAATCATTAAGAGTTAGGCTTTCTGCATCTAAGGTTAATGTCTCGGAGTCTGCGGGGGTTCGGGTTCCTGCATCACCAATGCTTACGCCAGAGACTACTAGCTGCACAACGCCGGATGCGGCAGCCGCAGCACCAAATACGGCAAATGCATGACTACCGTGACCCTCTGCTGAATTACCCTGAGTAACTGTAGTAGAAGCTTGTGTTAAGTTAGCGTCCGTGGCTGGGGCTTCGTAGAACCCCGCAACATAGTGTGTACCGGCGGGTATACCGGATGACTGAAAAGGATAGCTCTTGCTAATAACGCTCGACACATTAAAAGTAGGGGATCTGGCGATAATGCCTGTATCATCAAACTCATAAAAAAACGCATCACTAGAGAGATCTGTAGTTCCTTGCTTAACAACAATAGCTGCCCTTCGCACAGTAGATGAAAGTGATGGGTTTATCTCTATTTCCTGTAGATTGATCGAATTTTGTGCGGCATCCTTATTCGGGTATAGATTCTGTCCTGGCTGAATTAACGTGAAGTCAGAGCCAATGGCCGCACCATTCCATACATAAAATACTTGCCAAAAGTTTTCAGTAACTGGCTGTAATGAGCCAGAGCCATCGTCGTAGTTTTCAGGGTCTAGTGAGAACTGGACAGCCGTAGACCATCCTCCACTCCCATCACGCATCATGCGCAGAAAGAATTGCTGAGTAGAGGCAGCAGATGTTACAACATTAGGGTTGGCTGGATCTACCGTATAATTACCGGCATATCTTAAAAAAGTACCCGCAGATTTATCGATAGTTAATAGAGATGACGAGGTGTATATGTTGCCTGTTCTATTTCGAACGCCAGCAGCATTAACGAAATCCACAAGAGTCGCGTTTGTATCGTATGCAATTACAGGCACTGTTGATGCGTTGGTGATAGTCGAGGCCGCTATGTGTGTTACAGCGCCAAGTCTTACAAACTCCCTTCTATCCTCTTCATCAAAAGACGTTCCTTGCTGGTGTACTGCGCCTGCGCTATCTATCCCTATAAATGTAACTGCATTAGATGGCGTTGTTAATGACACAGCTATTAAAGCATCCCACGCTACAGGCATTTCGACAGGGTTTTGAGGGTCTGAATAATCGACCACTAAGCCCGCGCCTGCTGCAATATCAAACTTCGTATCATCAGCATTTATAGATATAGTCCCGCCAAATGTAAGGCCAGTAGACCCCGCAGCCGCAGCCGATTCTGTGGTTATAATGGTGCTGGTATCAGATGTAACCTGAAACAATCCAGAGCCATTACTTCCTACCACGAAAATATAATCATTTTCACCAAGCTGGAAGCGCTTTTCTATAAAGTAACCTGATCCTGAAATAGTTGATAGCGTATCTGTAGCCGATGAATATGCCCATAGCTTAGGCGCAGGTGATGCGCTAGATGATACGGGGCTGAAATTGTCCTGCATGAATGCCATTTATTCCACCAATAATTTATTGTAAGTGCCCTGTGCAGGGTTTGCTATTGCCTCGTCGCTGCCAATGTTAGCCGTACCATTAAAGCTAGGCGCACTGGAAGCTGTTCCTGCTCCCGCTGTACCGTTTGCATGTACCACAACATTAACGCCATCATACTCGAAATAAGCGCTTGTAATAGCAGATGGTGCGATTGTTAGAGTCGAAGTAGTAGCGCCAATAGCAGCAACTAGATCTGTTCCGTCGTGGTAGAGCTTGGCTGTATCAGAGTGGAACAGGACTTGGTTAGCTATGGCTGTATCAAGTGTGAGCTTTGGAAAGCCTATTTTTGAGATGGTAGGCCACTGCACGGCAGCAGGCCACACATCTATATCTCCCGCGTCAGTTCTCAGCAACCTTAACCCTGCCTCGTTAGATGGTGCGTATGCTGAGTAAGCCCACGCTATATCAAACTCATTAGGGTATGCAAAGCCCGCGAGCAGCACCGCGTCACTCTCTCCATTTACTGTTGCGTAGTAGAACGATGTGTTATCAGCATGGTCGATAGTCAGCGTTACTTGCGCGCCGTTAGTCCTAGAGGTTAGTATAGCCCCGATCATATCAGGGCCAACTTGCCCATCGTATTTACCTGCTACCGTACCCGCTAAGAATGTCCTTAAGTTAACTGAGAACTTTATCCCCAAGTTCCACCCACTCCCATTATAATTACCTAGTCGCGTAGGTTCGGTGCTATTAGCGGCAGTCTCATTGAAAGCGCCAAGCTCTTTGTATGTTGACGCTGTTACGTCATCACCGGAGGCTATATCTATGCCATCAGTGGTTAGAGTTCCGCCAATGTTTAATACAGATACTTGACGGTTGACCCTTTCCAGTAAATCAGGAAAGTCATAGTAAGCTATCGCGCCAAATGGATAGTAAGGCGCTACACGGCTGGCTATACGCTTATTAAGCCGCATAGGTAAGCGACTATCAAAGCCTGCTCTTTTAGTTATTCGCGTGCTCATGTGTAGCTGTTTATCGCTACATCAACGGCACTTGCCCCGCCTGTTTCGGTAATTCTAATCTTAGTGGTGTTCTTTTGTAGGTATGTTGGGCTATCAGCTGTAACACCTGTTTCAAATGTAATATAACCGTTATTAGCGCTATAAAGCTCTATTGTTACCACGCCTGAGCCAGTTACAGAGATATTATGCAGATCATAATTGCCTAGCCCGCCTGCACTGCTATCTACTTCACTATCCCAAATAAGAGTGGCACTTGCTAGAATATTGGTCTTACCTAAAGAATTGCTCATATTAGAACCTAAAAAGCCCCCGGAGGGGCTATGTTAATTTAATCGCCGTCTGTCTCTGGAACTACTAAGCCATCCGAGATGTCAACGACACCTGCGGCATTGGTCAGAACATTGCAGATTGCAGTGCCAGGGGTTGCGGTATCAACTACAAAGATAATATCGCGCACCTGCAAACGTCTGCTTGCGTCATTAAAGTAGCCCGCAGAATTCACTGTTGCAATTGAGTCTGCGCTTGAGTAAGTCCACAAACGCACACCAGCACCACCAGGGCCGACCTGATATAAACCACTAATAGAAAAAGCCATCAGTTATTCCCCTTAAGCCATGTTAATTTCAACGATGCCAGCAGCTTCACGAGCTACAGCACCAGATTTAAGAATGCCATTAGCTAACCATGACGTTTTTTCTGCGATCCAATCAACAGTTGTACGCTGATCAAGTCCAACAGCGTAACCGATTGCAGACTTCTGCCAAGCATACGCTTTATTGGTAGGCAGGCCACCTTCGTCACGACTAGGAATCAAATGGAACTTGAAGCCCATAAAGGTATCGACTTGACCTTGAACAAGCGTTTTAACTGCATTGTAGTCAGAGCTAGTCACTTGAGTAGTGCCAAGCAAGTTGCGACGATCCTCAGCAGTCCATGCGATATGACGGTCTTCTTCATCTACGCTACGATCAGACAGGCCATCGTTTGACGCTTCAAGAAGCTTAGCAATTGTAAACTGAGTACCACCATCTGCAATCGAATAACCTACATCATTACTAGTCGGAGTAGTTGAGTATGTAACAGCTGACATCGCATCGATAATTAACTGATCTTCGCGGCGTGATAAAGCTTTGGCGATTGTTTGCGCTAGCTCTTGCTGTTCATCAAAGTTAACCTCTGCCTTGTCAAAAATATCGGTGTACTCAGGAGCAAGCCAATTCTCTAACGTAGCAGTTTGACGCGAATGACCAATGTCCATTGGTGTTACGTCTGCTTGGGTGGCCTTCTGATTAGCAATGCCTTTACCCATTCGAGTAAATTTATAGCTCAAACCAGTTACGCCGGTTCGGATTGTTACGCAAGGACGGAGTTTGCCGCCATCTTGGAAC